CATATCCTGACCAACTATGTATCCAATATAGTCTGCGACACCACGAGATACTCCATCAGAACAAATAGATGGCGGTGAGATAGTGAACTCTTGAAGTATATAGATTGAAGGAAACCCAGCAGCTGCCCATGTAAACAATGCCGGCCGTAATGTATCACGTGTTTCATTAACTAAAACAATCAATGTAGCTTTATCTGCGGCTTCTTGATTCTTAATAACCTCAAAGCTCGCCATAAGTTCATTGATGTCAGCGACTAATGGGGCAGGTGTGCGACCCGATTCTGCATTTGGGAACATAGCAAGAATATTAGCAGCGGGTCCAACAGTTCTGGGTATATCGGGCGGAAGGATCGGACCGGGATTTGAAGAATCACCCATTTGTTAATTGGTTCAGTATAAATTTATACATTCAAATCTGTAAGAAATATAACAGAATGACTGGCGGTCTCATGCAATTAGTTGGCAAGGGTGCCCAGGATCACCTTGTAATAGGAAATCCATCATTCACCCACTTCAGATCAATGTATAAGCGTCATACCGACTTTGCCATGGAGCATTTTCGTCTCTACTTCAAGACCACAAAAGTAGTTCTTCCTGCAGCAGGAACGATCACGCTTCAAACCAAAGTAGATCGTAATGCCCAAATGGTAAACGATTGTTACTTAAGTGTAACACTCCCTGATATTTATTCCCCAGTATCTCAAATTACACCGGGTGCCAACCCAAATGTAAATTCAGCTGCAAGTGCAGTCGGCTATGAATTTCAATGGATTCGAAACATTGGATACAACATGATACGCCAGGTCTCTGTTTTGATCAACGGTCAAACAATCGTATCTCATACCGGTGAATGGATGAAGTTGTACGCTGAATTGAAATTTGATTCAAATAAGAAGGCGATTTTGAACCAAATGACCGGAAACGTTCCTGAACTGTACGATCCCACAAACTCATATGGTCGCATCAATCAGTATCCTCATGCCATTTCTTCGTCTACAAGTCTTGCTGCTCCATCCATTCCTGGTCGAACTCTTCTAATACCTTTGCATTTCTGGTTCTGTGAATCGATCGGCGCTGCTCTACCTCTAATAGCTCTTCAGCACTCCGAAGTTCAAATTGTTGTTGAACTACATAACATCTATACACTCTTTACAACACTGGATGTTCGTGAAGGTTCATCCACGTTTGGAACACGAATTGCTCCTAACACCAATTCTTCCAAGTTTTTCATAAACAATTTTCTATCGCCACCCACATATTCACCTACACCTGTGCCTACAAATCCCGATTTGAGCTCCTGGAACCTAAACCCTTATATTGAAGCAAACTATATTTGGCTGAGTGACGCTGAATTGACCCATATAGCAAAGACAGATCATTCATTTATCGTTCGTCAGGTGGATATGACTCAGGCGAATGGACAATACGGACCCAGCAATGACCTGGAATTGACTATGCGTAACTTATGCACTCGCGTTGTTTGGGTAGCTCAGCGTAATGATCGTATTGCATTGAATGATTATGATAATTATACAAACTGGCCTTATGCATTTACCCCCCCGTTGACACTGGATCCTACAAATATCACATCTGCTTTTTCATCTGGAACGCTACAACAGACAAACATTACACAGAAAGATATTCTACTCGAGTCTAATATTGTTTTAGATGGTAAGGATCGGTTTAATACAAAACAAACTGAATTCTTTACCACGCTACAACACTACCGCCATCATACAGGTGGTGGAACAACATCGCTACCCGGAGTATATACATATTCCTTTGCTTCTCATCATGATGATCAGCAACCATCGGGACACATTAATGGATCTATGTTTAACCGAACGGTACTTCGTAACACGTATGTTCAGCCAGCTTATTCTGCTGTTCCATCAAATTCAACATCCGTATGTATCTTGAAGTCAACTGCAGGAAGCGCAAACCCGACTATAGTTCTCAATCCGAACATAACCGATCCCAATACTGGAAAAAGATTATATAGTCAGGATGAACTTCTTACTGTAATCACCAAATCAAACGCTCAGTCATTTCAATATACTTACGACGTTCGAGCATATGTTGAATCGTACAACTTCTTGCGAGTTCTCGGAGGCGTAGCAAATGTCGTATTCTCTTCATAATAAGGGATGAGCACTGGAATTACAATTGTGAGTGCCCAATATGGCATTGTGCCCGAAATGATAGATGTTACATCGCAAGTTACATCACACATTAAAGATGGAGAACTAAATCTACTTGTTTCTCCTGCTTCTCTCAATGTTAGTGATCCTGCAGCCGGTAAGCCCAATAAAACCTTAAATGTTTCTTATACGATTAATAATGGATCTACTAATACCAAAACAGTAACAGAAGGTAATACGCTACATATTATTGCACCTGGGCAAAAAACTGCAGATGGCTTAGTGATTACAAAAGCGGAATACGGTTATACAAGTAACTATACAGATGTAACAGACGCGATTCAGAGTTATGTATCAAATGGTTCTATCGATTTAAAAGTTGGACCATCTACTGCGGGAATCCCTGATCCCAATCCTGCAAAGAAGAAGTCTTTAAAGGTTACATACACTCTCAATGGTTCCAGTAATACTGAGACAATTGATGATGGTAAGATGTTTAAGTTGTCTGCTCCTCCTCTGGACGCCCCTTCAACGAAAACGCCTCATCAGAGTGCAACCGGAGCTATGGGAATGATTGTTATAAATTTTGGTTACTTTATATCAATATTTCTTATATTAATAAACATTATTGCGTGTTGTCGCGTATCACTTGCATGGTTCGGCACTGTAGTTATTGGATTCGTTGTAGGATTAGCACCATTTTCGTATTTATGGGGGGTGTTGCCCGCTTTATTTTTTAGACGACTCTTTTTTAGCGCAAATGCTCTGAGTGATGCAGTAAAGAATCCAATTGGCGGTTTGTATTTACAATATATTAACGCCGTAGTAGAACTCCCTTAGGCAGCCGCATCTGTCGTATCAAAAATCCCCGAAGCAGTCACAGCCGCTATAACACCTAGTTAAAAAACTTTATAAAATTTTTAGGTAAACAGGATAAGGTCAATCACTCCGTCGTGAATGAACATCTCGCGATGGTCGTCATCAGCCTGATCAAAGATCAGACCACCTGCCCATACATTCCACTGATCTTCGGGAACACCGTTCTCTACAAAGATTCGTGCGGCTGCATTTAGGCGCTGTACAATATCTTCGATCTCCATAAGAGGAGGAAGAAGACGACCAAGTTTATCTGTAATTGACTCTTCAACTACAACACACTCAACATATCCTGCTAGAATGTTTGTAAGTCTGCTCAGGTTTCCCTGCGCACACATACCAATATTATCTCTCATCTCTGACTTCAGAATCTTCTTCAAATCTTCTTTATCGGTTGAGTTCTTGATATATTGCCACACACAGTCTAGGACTTTGCCATAGATTCCATGTTCTAAATCATAAATTGTTTCATCTGAACAATACTTTGCCACCATCTGCCAAGCAGATGCCGGAGTTAGTTCACACTCCGAAATAATTTCAGACATTGTCTTTGAAACAACCTTCATGTTCCAACGATAATCCACAGGAACTTCAATCTTTAAAATCTCTTTGACGACATTCATCGTTTGCTTAACAGCAGCCGTTGTGTGAACATTTTGGCGATCGTTTGCAAACGCAGCCAATCCTGCTCTAGGAGCTGCCGCGCGGGCACCTGCTTGAGCTGGTTGGTGTACTGCTTGCATTACTCCACGCTGTCTATCTACTTGAGCTGCTCGCCAAGCAGCAACGCGTGCCTCGTGTTCGGCATGCCGTCTCTGTCTTTCAACTAGACGAGCTGCATCTTGTACAGCATCTGGATTGATTCCAGTTCTAGCGATATCCGTCTGCTGTCTGAGCCGAACTGTATTTGTTCTGGCAATGCTCTCTTCACGTAGTCCTCTGTTTCTCATCGATTGAGCCCGTAGAACATCATCATACCCATCACGATTATTTCGCCACGGTTCGGGTCCAAGTGCAGCAATTGCTGTTGTTGTGATATTGTTTGAAATCTTTAACGCCGCCTTGTAAGTGTAAGTAATCTCAGCAAGTTCTGTCGCATTAGGACCTTCACGCGTTACAATGGTATGATGTGCTCCACAGCGTCCATCATTTGTGGCACGCTTCGAACATCTTTCTCCATCAGAACTCTTGATAGCAACACAACGGTTATCTGCCATTATTAATGTTTATTCCTTGTTTATTTTTGGGAAAAAGTTTCCGTTTTTATTATATTGTCCGCCTTTAAATAAAATGATTCGGGGTCTTCACACTACTCTAGTGCGTCCCGCGACAGCTCCTGTAGTACGTGCAGCTAGTGCCGCCCCAAGTGTCTCGTTTATTTCTGGTACATTTACGACACTTACGTTTGGATTCACCAATCTAACAAAGGGTGTTTCATACAATATCCAGATACTTTCAGGAAAAACTCCTCTAACCGTAACTAGTAGTTCAGGTGGAACGGGTGGAACTCTATCCGGATCACATACGGCTAATCTTTTGCTCGTTGTTCCTGCAGGTAGTGGATTAGCTAGTGTTACTGATCTACATATTGTTAAACCGTTTTCAACGGATCAAAAGAGTATATCGATCAGTTACAAATTAACTACAGATACGAATTATAAAACACTGGCGACAAAGTGGTGTTATGATCATAAATATGGCGATGGGTGGCGCGCATTACCTCTCAAAGATACAATAGTTACCGGTAATCAGAGCGTAGCGAACAACCTCATTGTAAGCAATAACTTAACTGTGACTAATAATCTAGTTGCAGGCGGTTTATTTGCAACAACAGCAACGACAAATCTTGTGACTGCTAATACGGACGTGGTGATAAATGGTGTGTCTCTATTTACTGCTCTATCTGAATACTTTCTCCCCCCTGCTCCTAAAAAATATGCGCCATACAATCAGTATATGACCACAGAGTTACAAGGTAGTTATGTCGCACTAACTACTGACCCGGTTGGAAACCTATATGGTCTTACGGGCGGCGGACAAATATGTAGTATAGTAATAACTAATACATCGCTACCACTTTCCGTTGGTTCTGTTTCAGGTGTAGTTGAAACAGTATTAATAAATTTATCGGACAGCAGTCTTACAGATTATAACACAAGTGCTCTATTTGTTTACGATGGCGAGCCGTTCATATCTTTCTGTTTTGATGCTAACCCTACTACTGCTCAACAAGGCGGTGGATTCTATGTATTAGTCCTAAATACTGTAATATGGGCATCTATAGGAACTGTAGGTACTACACCAACAGCTACTTATCTGTTTGGTCCCGGTGATGTTAGCGCACCGAGTAATGGAATAACAACAAATGCAGATTCAACGGAATTATATCTCGCAGGGGTACAGGTAACCGGTTCGGGTTTTACGATATGGGCAGCAGATCCGTATAGTGTATCGCCATTTAATGAACTTGGTTCGGGGACTGCGTATGCAGCTCCACCAGTTGTTCTATTTGAGGATCAAGGGATATATTATGACGGTGGATTTGTAGCAGCAGATATAGCATTTAATAAAACAAACGGTCTATTATATCTTGCACTTACAAATACAAATACAGGAACAGTTGGTGTTACAGGATATACTGTTTCTGTTACAACACGAGGAGTTGTTGTACAGACGGTTGCGAACAGCGCTACACATAACATGAGACACTCCTACGCAATTGCCGTTGATAGCACTGGCGCTATAGTAGTAGTAGGTGATGATACATTTGGACATGGGTTAGTGAATGTGGTTCCTGCAAATTTCATAGCCGTACCTTATGTATACTCGGTTACGACAACAACCCCCCTCCAGTTATACTCGGTCGCATGTGGTTCGAATGGTATCATTTATATGAATGATACTTCTGACGGTACCATCATTCAACTAATCCCTTCTTAAAAAAATGTCTTTTCGCACAAAGTCACTCAACTTTTGAAAAATAAAATTCTAACTTCCAATTGACATTCGTCAAAAATATTTTTTTCTCAATTCCCAGTTTATTGGCCAGCTTATTTTGCATTTATGGTTCCC